GCCATGATATTCCAGGGGATTACAGAAGATAGGAAGCTTGTTACCCTGGCCGAGAAGGTCTATAACAACGCCAAACTGGATGTCCCGCTGGCCCCCAGTGATACAGCGGTTAAGTTTGTGTCTTTCCTGGAGCAGTGCCGCAAGGACTGGGGTTTTGCCAAGGATGTGTATATAGACAATGCGGACCAGGCAACCATCACAGAGCTACGCAAGTATAGGCGGCTTAAAGGCTGCCTGTATAATTTTTATGATTCATATAAGCGACCGGAGGTTCTGGACCGTATCAACCTGCAGCTGGGCTGGATACAACAGGGCTGTTACCTGGTGGTGGATACCTGCGTGGAACATCTATCCGAACTGGATCGGTACAGCTGGGATGACGAGAAGGACAAGCCGGAGGACCGAAATGACCATACCATTAATGCCAATCAGTATGCATGGATACCATACCGGAACCTGATTGGATTTGAGGAGGCTGAGAAGAAATGAGGTGGCTGAACAACATGAATGAGACTATCAAGCGGGGCATCCGCAGCTGGCTGAACGTGGTGCCGGCCAGCGGGAACTGCATCCAGATTAACGAGGTCCTGGACTTTGAGGCCAATGCCATCCGGAACCGCATCTGGTACCGAGGGGACAGCAATGAGCTGGAGCAGATGTACCAGCAGACCCCGGAGTATGCGGACAGATACAAGTTCTGGGCTAGCAGGTGCACACCAGGTATGGAGATGCGCAAGATACATACCGGCCTGCCCGGGCTGATTATCCGCATCCTGTCAGGAATTGTCCTAAATGACATGAATGATTTTGATTTTGCTGGTAATGAACAGCAGGGCCAGCTGTGGGAGGAAATTGCAAAGGATAATAAGTTCGCCCGTAAGATGGAGAAGGCATTGAAGGAGGTCCTGTACATCGGGGACGGCGCCTTCAAGGTCGCGGTTGATACGACCGTCAGTGAGTATCCAATCCTAGAGTGGTATCCGGGGGAGCGGGTTGAGATTGTCCGGAACCGGGACCGGGTGAAGGAGGTTGTGTTCAAGACGCCATATAAGGCGAACCACCAGCAGTATGTCCTGTATGAGCATTATGGATACGGCTACATCCATAATGAGCTGTATAAGGGTGACACACCAATGCCCCTCAATGCCATCGATGCCACCAAAGGCATCAAGGACACGGAGTTTGATGATAATGTCATCCTGGCGGTACCCTTGCAGGTGTACGAGTCCACCAAGTATGAAGGTCGCGGTGGCAGTATCTTTGATGGTAAACTGGACAGCTTTGACGCCTTTGACGAGGCTTGGTCCCAGTGGATGGACGCCCTGAGGGCTGGAAGGGCCAGGACGTACATACCGGACTGTCTGGTACCGCATGACCCGGAGACAGGTCAGGTCATCCGGCCCAATCCATTTGACAACCGGTACTTTGCGTCTGATAACGATATGTCGGAAAAGGCCGATAACAAGGTCAACACGGAACAGCCGGCCATCCCACATGACAGCTACCTGGCATCCTACTGCACTGCATTGGACCTTTGCCTGCAAGGCGTGATTAGCCCGTCCACTCTGGGAATTGACGTCAAGAAGCTGGACAATGCCGAAGCCCAGAGGGAGAAGGAAAAGGCCACACTGTATACCCGCAACGCCATTGTG